TCTTGGAGTTGCGCAAGAAAGTATTCGAGCTTCTCTTTTCTGTTGGGCCACTTAATGATGTCCTTATCGGTATCCTTAAGTAGGTTCTTAATGAGTGGTTCAATCAGACTATACATTTTGTATAGTCTTTCTCTGTAATCATGTTCTGGTTCAAAATCTATTTGATCTACTGCTGTAAAACCAAAGTCGTCATCAAAGTCCATAAAGTATTTCCTTATCCAAAGAAGCTATCAAGTGTGGATTTCTTTTCTGCGGACCACCCGATGGAGTCGAGTACAATAGACAGTGGGTCAAGATATGCCTTTTCAAATTGTAGATCATGGTCGATGTATCCATTCAGTCCGAATTCGGTAGGCAATTCTGCAGGGCATGAGATTACATTTGTGCCATATGGATTCGGACTTTTCAGATAACAATACTTAATCTTGTCACCGTTGGCAACAGTTTCAAACCTATTCCCAAGTTTGAGATTCGAAATAAGTTTATTGTAGAGAATACAACCCTTGACATGGATCGGTGTTCCCTTGATGTACATTTCGGTACCACGACTTTCATACTGAGATAGGTTAGACACACCTCGAGGTGATGCGATGTCCTGAAACGGAAGTGTCTTGAATGTTTCTCTAAACTCAGAGACGTATGACTGAAGATCCGCCTCGGTCTTGTTCATAATCAGTCCGAATGCACTCTTGAGTGCATCACGACAAGCCTGAGGAGTAGATGATTTGACCGCCTCAATACCGGACATCTTCAGTTTGGCGGTTTCATATGCCACACCTTCCTGGTTCCAGACATTGAGAATGTAGCGCTTTTTGGCTGTCCAAATCGCCTTGTCTGCAATGCACTCACGCTTCATATGCATCTTCTGAGCGAAGGCACCCATTCGATCTGCAAGATCCTGATATGACTTATCAATGAATGGTTCGAACTTTTCCTTACAAGCCTTGTCAAGCCAAGCCACAATCTTCTTGGTGTCAGACTGATCCTCAAAGACCATGTCGACGAGGTTAGCAAGAGTGACATAAATCGAGTCCGTATCGGAAGCTACGATATAGTCAAAGCCTTCGGTCTTGCAGAGTTTGTTGAGATACTCATTCATGCGGTCCGCAATCCAACGAATGGACAACTGACCAGACATTGTAATAGCCTCAGCATGGTTGATATCGAACCAGCGGAAGTATTTGTTACCAAGTGCACCGTACGCGGAGTTCAACTGGATCTTTTTGGCCATTTGAAGGTTGTCAAGTCGAGAAATTTCCTTGAGCAATTCCTTGTTCTTGGTCCGTTCATATTCCTTCTTGACCTCAAGCATCTGGCGTTTATAGACAACACGATCATCATACATCTTTGCCATGATGGCAGCAAGGAAACCCTGTTTATTCTTAGAATAAGCACAACCATTAGCCGCAATAGAATAACCCGTGTCTGGTAGCGCATATCCATTAAGTATCTGATCAATCGAAGGCCAACCAAGAATCCGCTCGATAAACATTTCAGGCGAGATATTGTACTGCTGGATCAAGTGAGGATATAGACTGTTCAAGTCGAAACTAACCATCCAGCGATGCATTCCAGTCTGCACATCCTTGACGTAACCACCAACCAGGTCGGATACAATAGAAGGTGACTTCTGAGGGACAACAATGTTTTGTTCCATCAGATAGTTATGGATAATAACATCCCATTGATTGACTGATGCCAGAGTATCGGTATAGTTTACCTTGGCATCGTATGCCATAGCAAAGACCAACTCGATGAGTTTCATCTTGTCCTCAAGTAGATCTACCAGATGAACGTCGTGGATGTTATACTCGATATATCGTTGGAAGTTTCTGCTATAAAGATCATTGAGGTTTACATAACCTTCATCATTATAGTTGATCTTATTCTCACCAAGTTCCACATATGCAATATGATCCAGGCGATATGATTCCTGGTTTGTGTACGTAAACTTCTTGTACAGAGCCATATAGTCAAGAACGGCAATGCCCTTGAGTTCATACGAGGTGACTCTTTTGCCTTTAATCTCAACATCGTATGGTCTAATCTGACCCCATGGACTTAGGCGCTTGACCGCCTCCTCACCGAGGATCTTGATGATACGACCAACCAGATATGGTACGTCAAAGAACTCTACGTTCCAACCTGTAAGAACGTCCGGTGAATAGTCAGATGAATTCCAGACACTGAGGAAGGTCTGTAGAAGAGCCTGTTCATCTCTACACTTGAGATATGTAATCTTTGGGTCGTCGGTCACAAAGTCACCACAACCGAAAACAGTCTTGAAGCCATTCCGACTGATTGTGATGGCAGTTACTTCATTTGGTGTAGTCTGAATAGCCGTTGCAATATCTTCATCACCAACCTTGGTTTCAATGTCCAATGAAGTAACTGAAATGAGCAAAGGATCATACTTGATCTCGCCTTGAAAGTGATCAAAGATGAATGGATACAGAAAATTAGTCATGCCATAGATTGGCATTCCTTCGACACTATCATACTGCTTTATGAATTCTTTGGCATCCCAGATCGAATCAAAATCCATTTTACCTACAGACTGACCTGTAGGTGTTCTAAATTTTGTCTCTTTTGTAGTAGGAATGAATAAATATGGTGAGTAATCATAAATGCGCTTGACAGGCTTGCCGTTGTCAATACCTCTCACGAGCATTTTATTTTTATTTTGGACTACTGATGTATAAAACTGCATGGCCACTCCTGATTGCTTATATCTTATAAATAACCCATGTTAATAAAAATGTCAACTAAATAAAGGACTTAATTATGTTAAAACTATGGAACTATTTAAAGTCGTGTGTATTCGGAAATAAATTGAGACTTGTTGATGAACTTATTGAAATCATTGAAACTGAAGAGCAACTTGTTGAGGTTGAACCAGTAGAAGAACCTAAACCTAAGAAACCAAGAAAGAAGAAAACCAATGTCAGCGATACTTGAACTTCAGAAAAAGTGCGGTGTGACCGCTGATGGTGTTTGGGGTCCAGGAACTTATAAGGCAGCTAGGGCTTACTTTAAACTTACCAATGAAAGAGCCGCACATTTCTTTGGACAATGTGCACACGAAACTGGTAACTTCAAGGTTTTTGAAGAAAATCTAAATTACTCGTCTGGTGGTCTTTTAAAGATCTTTCCAAAGTACTTTAATCAACAGACTGCTGTAGCATACGAAAGACAACCACAACGTATTGCTAATAAAGTCTATGCAAATCGAATGGGTAATGGCGATGAAGCTTCTGGTGATGGTTGGAAGTACAGAGGTCGTGGTGCCATTCAATTAACTGGTAAAGCAAATTATGCTAAATTTGGTCATGCGGATAGTCCTGACAAGGTAGCTAATGAATTAGCCTTTGAAAGCGCTTTATTCTTTTTTGAGCAAAATGGCCTATGGACTATTTGCGATAAAGGTGTAACTGATGCTACGATTACTGCTTTGACAAAGAGAGTCAATGGCGGTACTAATGGTCTTGATGATCGTCTAGCAAAAACCAAACTATTCTATTCTTGGGTCTGACTAAAAAAGAGGGGAATTGCTTCCCCTCTTTTCGTTTTTGTTTATCTTAAAAGAAGCAAACTGCAGCAATTAAAACATAAACAAATGATGCGATTGCTAGACCTGTATATCTAGATACGTACACTGTAGATGACATGTTAACTTCCTTCCTCGATTTTGATCTTTGTTGATTTCTTTTGTTCTGGGATAATATAGTCCAGAACAATACGAAGAATCCCATTAATTAGCTCCGCATTGCTTATTTCCAAATTGTCATTAAGTGTAAATGTTCGAGTAAATGGGCGCATAGCAAGTCCCTGGTAAAGAACCTGAGGCCATGTCCAATCACCTACCGAATCCTGCTCTGCAGGTTCACCGGACTTAACATTACCACGAACGATAAGCTTTGAATCCTCAAGCTCTAGTTCAAGATCTTGTCGACCAAATCCAGCCACAGCCATTTCAATGACGTACTTATTCTCATCAATCTTTTTGATGTTATATGGCGGGTAGTTGGTTGCCGCAAGCTTAAGCGCTTGTTCTGCATTATCAGAAATTCGCTTCATTAGTGGTTCAAATCCAACAAAAAACTTATCGAAATCTTTCATAAACATATTCATGCTCCTTTTCAGCAAGTGTAAAAATGCTATCCCATTAGGCGATAGCCAGGATTATTTATATCGGGTTATTCTACAAACCCACGATTATCTTGATATGGTGCCTTTCTGACACGATTGAGTACAAATTCTTTCTGATATTCATCAGCTTCTGTGACTAGTTGATCATCAGATACTTCATCTACCTTGACAATTTGCTCACCTGCAAACATCTGTGAGATTTCACAAGATGTTAGATCATCATCTTCATAAGCACCTTCATCAAGTAAATTCCATTCTTTATTAGCACATTCCGCGGAATCCGCCTCAATAGCATACTTGTGAATAAAAGTTGAAATTGTAGTAATCATAAACTTAGGCATAGTTAATCTCCCAAATATTCATCCATAAACTTACCAACCGCACTTATATATGCGGAACACAATTCCCTTAACTCTTGTTTAGATGAACCACCTTCTTTCA